TCCCGGTATTGTTTGGTCAGCTGGGGCAGGGCCCGGCAGTCCTTGCAGGCATCAATGCCGGTTGCCAGCACCTTTGCCAGCTGCTTGAGCTGCTCCAGCCGGGTGCCCCGGGCCGTGATGCTTTTCATGGTCGCCATAGGCCAGAAACACCCCCTTTCAAATTTTCCCTGTGTGTAAATCGGCGCTGACGGCATTGGGGGTCGCCGAGGGCACGGGAGGGGGCTCCTCCCCACCCTCACCAACTGCCGTCCGAAACATGCGGAATCTGCACGATTTTAGCCTGTTTTGGGCCATTTTCGGCGGTTTTATTGCCTTTCTGCGCATTGCAGAACCAGTGTGCGGCCTGTAGGTTCGACCAATCTTCTGCAGCGGCCCGCGCGGACGGGTAGCCGAACTGTCTCCACTTGGACACAGGCTTGATCTCGTCCACCACAAAAGACAAAGGATGCTGTGCGTCCGAAGGCTCATCGTAATGAATCGGCCCGAAACGTCCGTGACAGATGCCGCATTCGCAGCCCATTGCACGCAGCCGCGCACGGTGCCTGCGCCGCAGCTGGCCGTTGGCATAGCGCGGATTGCCCATGCTGCTGCACCTCCTGCTGATTGTAAAAGGAAAGCCCGCACACATCGGTGCAGGCCGGATGCTCCCTGCGCCTTTCCAGCACACCCCGGGGCTTTTTTCAGGGGCAGGGTATCTGTCAGAAGTGGCAGGGCATAAAAAGACCCCGGGGTGCTTTGCAGGCCCGGGGGTATCAAAAAAGCCGCCCGGAAAACCGAACGGCAGGAGATTCGCAGTCAGTGCGCAGCTGCCCGCAACGGCAGCTTACTGGGCAGGATGGTAAGGAACCCGCTTGGCTGTATGCTGCCACGCACTGAGGATGATGCTACAATGACCTATATTTATCCAATGACCCCGCCGGGGTGCAGACCCTGACAGTGCCACAGGATAGCAAAATAAGAATTGCCCGGCTGGTACATTCAGGCTGTTGGTCGGTAAGGTGATCCTCTGTGTCAGCCGGGCAATACAAAAGCCGTAGGTGGCCGGTGTGCTCCGGTTCCTTACGGCTTTTGCAGTTTAATATTATCAGCTGGTTAAGGTGCATTCAAGTCCTGATTAGTCCATTTTTGTCCAGATTAGTCTATTTTAGTCCAGATTAGTCCTGACCTTTCACTTGTAGGCTCTCGATTGCCTGCCGGTGGTGGGCTAACACGGCACTCCTCGACAAGTTTATCCCCTGCATTATTTCGCTCCAGCTCTGGAATTTAATGTATTTGCGGAATAGGATATCACGATCACACAGGTCGGCCAGCGTGTTCAGTGCTACCATGATTTCCTCATAGGTCTCGTCACAGATAGCGGCCTGAGCGGTTACGCGTTCTTCTGCCTCTTGGATGCGTTCAACCGCCCTCGGCAGGGCCTGTCCATCACTGTGCCCGCCGGGTACAGGAGAAATATTCTGAGTTGTGCGCCCGGCATCTGTCTTTGCTGTTTCCAACTGCTGCTGCCGAAAATCAAACAGCTGCCGGGCTGCCTCGTAACGTTGTAGCCATGCCCTTTTTTCTTCATAGGTCATCGGACTGCATCCTCCTTTATCCTCTATTCAGTTCCCCACTGCTCTGCCATAGCACAGGTTAGGGCAGTTTAGGCATGGGCATCCAGACCGGAAATTCCTCTGGAAAGTCAGCCACAATGTGCCATTCCCATGCGGTTACAAATCCAATTCCCGTCTGTACAGTCAGAACTGTTGCTGACCGGGGATCT